AGTTAGTACCTTCAACATCAGAAAACTGTAAAGACAATCCCTCAGTGTTAATTTTATTAACCCTTGACCAGTCACCAATGTAATACTTGTTAGCAGCTAGCCAATTCGCCTTAAACAATTGGATTCCGTTAACTCTTAATACACCGTTTTCATAACTTACAATTGCAGCTAAATCATCTTTAGGAGTTTTTAATATTCCGTAATAATCAGCAGGTCTAACAACAATACCAGTAACGTCATAGTTAGCTTCTTCTTGCTTACTAATTTCGTTTACTAACATTTCAACTTTAGTCTTACCTGTAATGATTTCAGAAGATGCCGTAGCACTTGCCGCCAATACAGTATTAAATGCAGCGTTTTCAGACTTAAAGTAATCTCTACGTAATAAGTCAGGAATTGCAGAGGCAATGTAAGATAGGTTGTTTCTCATTTTCTTAGAGTAACGAGCAAAACCAGCAATAAAGTCAGTCGTTATATCAACAGTAGAGAAATCGTAATCAATAGCAGCTTTAGAACTACCTTCTGTTTGCGCACCAATAGAACCTTCAGAACCCGTTTCTCTAGTGAATGTATAAGTACCTCCGTCAATGTTTACAGAGCCTACTAAGTCAGCAACGTTTAATTTCTGTGAAGGAAATGCAACGATATCGTAGTTGTAACTTCTTGGCTCATCACCTGTCAAGTTACCAGTTGTCATATCACCAACAGCCTTAACACTTACTTTACTTTCATTAATGTTCTTAATAGAATTTGCGTTCTCTAAGATAGCCGCTTTAATATTGTCTACATATTTAGCCTCACTTTTTACTTTAGATTGTAACTTTACGTCTAACTTGTCAGCGTGTTCTTGGATCGCTTTTAATTCAGCACCTAAAGTATCTTTTACTTCTTTTACAGCTAATTCAATAGCTTCTTTGTGCTTTAATTCAAATGCATCAATTGCACCCTTTACTTCATTTTTTGATTTGCCTTCTAATTTCTCAGCTAAATCTTTTAATTGTACTTCTAAATCCATCTTTTATAATGATTTGATAAAATTCGTTAATATTTCGTTTGTATTGTCTAATATAATCGGCTCATCTTTTAAAGTGATATCTAATATCGGCTCATCAGAAAGTGATTTTAGTAATGTTTCAATTTGTTTCAGCCTAGTATCTGAGTAGTCCAAATTGTAAGACTTTTCTATTAATTCAAGTAAACCATAGGTCGACTTTATACTTTTTATATCCTCTACCATACTCATTTCATTTGCTGCCCAACTAGACAAGAAAGAGTACTCAAATAATTTATATTCTTTAATTATAGCTTTATTAGTTGCATCTCTCATTTTTACGTTATATCCAATAGATAATTCAGCATTTAAGCCGTTATCTTTCATTAACTGAATATCTGTAAACATATCTCTAGAAACTTCTTTCTTAAGGTTAAATTGAGTAGTAGTTAGTAAGCCATAGTTATCTTTTGCATCAATTTCCAAAGGCACACCTAAACTAATTGTAGGGATGTGGTCTTTTAATACGCGAATACGTCTGTAATTCTCGCTTACTGTTTTAGTAAATGAACCCTTTGCGCTAATATCCCCATCACTATCTTTAAAGTCGTATGTGTTAGCGTATGCCCTCACTATACCTTTGGCTTCGTCAAAATCTTTGATATCAATAGATACCTGTTTAAATCCTATTCTATCCATAATTACCACAAATATAGATATTATTTATTATAACCTTAATAATAATAGTATTTATTTATAGTATGTAATTTAAACCCTCATTATTTTACCGTCTTTATCACGTCTAACTAACTGAGCGTTTACGCATCTGCAATTAATTACGTTACCACCACTTGTTTGAGTTCCGTTTACATTTGTTGGCGCACCCGCAAACATAATTAACTCACCCCCTACATTAAATGGTTTATCTAAAGGAACACGTGTTCCATTCATATTAAAGTGATCAAACTTACTGTCTGGCGGTCGTCTTGTTCGTTTGTCTTGTGCAGATATCCAAATCTTATCCATTAAAACACCACTAACGGAACTAGCAACAGTCGCAGCGTAATTAGACGCAGTTGTTGTTTCTGTCCTAGCTATCCTTAACGATTGCCACCTGTAAAAGTTACGGCTGTTTATCATTTTAGTTAAATCAGTAGCAATTATAGCTATTGTTTTACCGTCTGCAATACCTTGTGCAATTAATTCATTTATATAAGATATATAATTTTGACGTACACTTACTATTCTTTGCCCCCCAAATTGATTAAGCCAATTAATAAGGGTATTTTGAAACTCATTTAAGAAAGAAGTAATATTAAAGTTTTTTTCGTTTATTTGCTTGTTTATTTCAGCACCAACTCTTTTACCATGATTACCACCTATTTCTGTATATACTTTTAAATACGCATTAAACACGTCTTTTCGTTCAATATAAAAAGAAGTAAACACCTCGTAGTTTTCTATGTCCATAGTTTCAAAAGGTATCTTTCTTGCTATGGCTTTAAACTCATTTTGAAATATTATACGTGCTTTATTTTCATATTTAGAATGTAACTTTAACCAAGTACTTCTATATGCCTTCATCATTGCCTATTGTTGGTAAATCATCTAACGACTGCGCTAAGGTTAATATATCACTTTGAACAGTAAATTCATTCATGTTAACGTCATCACTAATCACAAACTTACTAGCTATTCGAGCCTCGTTACGTGTTATAATTCCCTTGTCTATGTAAGTGCTTATCCAACCAGCCATCATAGCCATATCTTCTTGCATTTCGGGTAATTCGCTTATGTCAAATTCCCAAACAGTATTTTTGTAGTTTTTATATTTAGGTAGTATTTGAGTATTTATGGCTTGTTCTAATAACTTTAAATCTGGCATTATTTTATTTGTAATACCTTTACGCATTGCTATTCCAAAGTTGTCATATTTTGCTCCGTCATCATTACCCATCATTTTATCATCCCACCCTAAAGAATTACATATCATCTTCATATCGTATTTTAGATAATCAAATGGCTTTAATTCATCAGCAGTTAAACTCATTCTAGTAAATCCTAACTCTCCACTTGTTGCCAATATGTTTGACATTCTACGTGTATCAGAATCCATTTCTAATATTCTATCTTTTATCCCTTTGGCTTGTTCGTCTAATAAACCGCCTCCTTTAGAGTGAATGAATCCAAATGCACCACCATTTTTAAGTGTCTTAATGTTTAATCCCAACGCTTCATTAGAACTCTCTATATTTTTTAAAGATGCTCTTAAGGGCGATACGCCGTATAAATGCTCACCTACCTCATCAAATGAAGGGTTAGCGTATTTTATATGAATCACCTTATCTTCCTCAAACCTTATATCTTGTTGCCCCATTGTCAATGTATAATGGCTTACAGGGCTTTCTATATCTAAAGTGTCTGCATTACTTTTAACATGGATTTCCATTAATTGAGAAGGTAACAAGTACCAAGCGATAGGCACTCCAGTATTTTGACCCTCACTAGGTGAAAGTAAGTAAATGTAAGCATTTCCTGTTGTACACATGAACGTTTCGTATAAAGACACAAACTCATTCCAATTCTGTAAAGGGTTTGGCTTTTCTAATGGTATGTCTAAATAATCCTCTTTAAATGCTTTACTTTCTAGCAATATACGTTTAATTTGTTGCTGAGGTGTAGGGTTGTAGTTAACTGCCTTAATCAAGTTATCCCTTTTTTGTTTTTCTTGCTTATTATCAATCCTCTTAATGTAAAAAGGTATTGATGAAGCCTTAATAGATATTTGATTAACAACCGAATAAACGATCGGATTAATCTTATACCCCTTTTCAATGTATGTAATTGCTTTATCATCATAAGATGCGGTGGACATGCCGAATAAATGTAAAAAAGCCTTATTGTATTTATTTACCTTTTCTCTATTAAAAGTGAAAGGATTACGTAAAGTTAAACCCATTTGTATAGTTAGAATTTATATAAATGTCAAAGTTAATAAATAAAATCTATAATAACCATTTAATAAATGCCAAATGTTCTTTTAAGTCCTAAAGACATCATTTCGTGATATCTTATTGCATCGATTGCGTGGTTATAATTATCTATTGGTTTATTGTTTGTATCGCCATTTTTATCCTTTGACCAAATGTATTTTTGGAACTCATTAATAACGTTCTTAGATTTAGAAGTTATTAAATACTCCTGTGTCTGCATCGTTTGAATACCGTATATAATAGAATCAGCACCTTTAGTAACTGGCAATATATTTACACCTGTTCGCCTTATCTCTTCAATAGATTTAGGCTCTGCACTATCAGCATAAATAAATGTATTCTTAGGTAATATCTTAGCGATGTCGTGGTTTAACATTCCTGTTCTATAAGCAACCTCGTTAAGTATTCGTTTATCATTGTACTTGTACACCTCCACTATTGCAGTAGGGTCATTAGTATATCCAAAGTCTAAGCCTATGCCGATTAACCTCGCATCGCTTGGAACATTGTGTATAATTGACCAATTGTCAAAGATAACGCCGTCTAAATTACCAGTTAATCCAAGACCGTAAACTCGCCATTTATTACTCCAATATTTATTTTTTATATTACCATCTGTAAATATACTTTCTGTTGGTAGAAACGTATTAAAGAAGCCCTTTTGCTTATAGTCTAATATACTTTTAACCTCGCTATCTGCTAGGTATTCGTTATCTTTAAAGGTTAATGTTATAAAGTTGTTTTCATTTATGTAATCATCACCCCAAAACAAACTGTCTGGATTATAATCTATAATAGTTAATCCTGCCCTAGATATAAATTGAACAGCCGTATCAACATCCATTTTATCAGCCTCATTTATGTATAAAATATCACGTCTAAAGCCTTTACCAACATCATTTACATCAGCACCTAAGAAATCTAAGTAAGATCCGTTAAAGTACTCATGTTTGCTTTCTGACTTGTTAAAATCGTGTTCATTCTCTAATACCCCCCAGTCTTTACATATCTTTTTGTAATCACGTATAACTGTACGTTTCATCTTACTTAACTCAGATGATAAGATAGTTGCCTCTTTAGTTGAAGAACATAAAGACTGTATCAACAACTCTATTATACTGACTGTTTTAGATGCACCTTGCCCACCTCTAATGACAAACACGTTCTCATTAGGGTTTGACTTAATAAGGTCTAATATCTTATAATATGCCTTAGTATATTTATACTTATTTTCGCTCACCTATATCAGGTAAATTAGGTATGTTTAAGCCACCTGTTATTTCTGTCTGTTGCTTCTCTACCAAACTATTTAAACGTTGCGTAATTGATGGATTAAAGAAGCCTAACATACCTCCTGTTATTTGATTCTCTCTGATTTCATCTTTTATGCGTGAACAGATACTAATAAACTCAAAGTATAAGTTATCTTTATTTATGAAGTATTGTTCAACGCATCCGTAGTTATTATAGCAAAATCGTTTAAATCCTTCAAAAGTTAATGGTACTTTTTGACCATCTGTTTTTCGCTCACCATCTTTACCAACATATTGAACTTTTAACCATTGACCAGACTGTTTGTCTACGTCTTGCTTATACTCATTAAAAGCCGTTTCCAATTCCGTAGGTGCTTTAAATATTCTTGTAGGGTGCATTTATTTGACTTTTTTAGTGTTTTTAAACAATACTATTTTTCTATTGCTTAATGCTGACAAAAACTCTCCGTACTTACCAAACCATACCCTTGCAGACATTTCACACTCATATTCGTTGGAATAGTCTTTCCAATAACCATTTTGTCTAACTTTATAGATATACATATATATACATTTTTCACAAATATACAAAAATAAAATCAATTACTATAAGTATAGCGATTAAAAAATAAATATGTTAAAGTATGTTAAAGTTTATTGTTTATCTAAATAGTGTTTGTATCTTTGAACCATAATTAAAAACAAACAAACAAGATGTACACTTTAAACCAAATGACCGAAGCAAGAAACCTAGTAGGAACAGATATAAACGAACTAGAATATATTGACCATATTGTAATTCAAGATTCTAAAACATATTTTCAAATCATTCATTTAGATGGTTCTGAAAAATTAATAGAGATTAAAGAATTATTAAACTAAAAAACAACAGGGGGTGTAAAAACCCCTAATAAAAACAAACAATATGTTTAGAGATAAAATAGTTAAGACAATAAAATTACCAACTGGTGTAACCTGCCACCAATATAAGAGCGGAAAAATAAAAGTAATAACAAATAAATAATTAAAGAGATGAAAAAATTAACATTATCAATTGGAATTGTATTATTATCACTTAACAGTTTAAGTGCTCAAAAAACAAAAATAGCATTAACAACAGGCGTAGATTTAGAAAACCCTTATACAATGGACTTAGGTTATTCAGCAGGTTTGCAAGTAATAAATTCTAAGGGTTATACTTTTGGCGGCTCTTACTTTGAAGTTATAGGAGGTTTGAACGAATATAAAAGATACAAAGGTGCTATAATATCATTTGGACATACATCAACAGACGAGAAAGGTTTTGTATTTACATCTGATTTATATTTGACTGACAAAGGCTCTGGAGTTGGTGCAACATTTGGTTATAAGATAGGTAATTTTATACCTGCGTTTAAGGCTAACTCTATTTCGGGTGCTGGTTTTGGAATAACTGTAATACTAAATTAAGATGAAAGGAATTAAATTCGAGGAATCAAGTAAGTACAAAACAGATAATAAGTACTACGAATTAAGCGTTGCAAATGTTGTAGTATTAAAGATGGAACGCTCATGGTGGCGTTGGTTAATACAAATTATAGACGATAAAATAAACTAATATGAAAAAGATAGAGCCAGAACATTTTTACTTTATAACACTAATAATATTTTTCATCTACGTCGCTTATGGCGTAATTAAATACACTTTAAATGCATAGACATACAGACAGATTACAGAAATTAATAGACTTAGCAAAAACAATGGATCATACCTATTATTTTAACGAATTAACACTTCTTAAGGTAGATATTGATATTAGCATATTAGAAGCGGAATGTGAAGAAATAAGAAGACAGTTATGCAAAATATAAGCAACAAGCAATTTAAAAGAGTTTTAGAACAGCAAGAGCCTGTAAAAGAAACAGGAAACTACTTGAGTTACGAAAGCGAAGACATGAGTATTTACTACGATTATCAAAACGACGTGTTTGTATATGATTTAACGGATCACTTCACAATTGAACAAACTAACATAATTAGAGAATATTTCAACAATTTTATATGAGCAAGAAAGTAGAGGTTTACCAAAAGTTTTACAAATTAGTAGCAGATTGTGAAACTCAAAAAGAAGCAAGAAGATTAGTAAAAGAAATTAAAATGTACGATAAAATTAAAACTAATAGTGATTTTAGAATAGTAGAGAAATACACTAAATTTTAACACTCTTTACTTGCGGGTTAACTATAAAAGCAATAAATTTACAAAAAAAAAACATGTATGTAGTAACAGAAAAGTATAAGTATTTAGAAGCGTTAAGCATTGTTAATGATGCTTTTTATAGCGATGCCGTAAAAGAAAAGTATAAATTATTTATTGAGAATTATTTAAAAAACAAAAACTAATGAAAGAACAAAACATTGATTGCATGAAGTACCGTAAGTCTACACACCTAGCGGGAGTTGATGTAGAAATGATTATAGCAGAAAAAGGTAACTGCATATTAACAATAAAAGAAGCATATTACAATACAAGTGTAGATGTTAGCGGGAATAATACAGATGGCTATTTTTTAGAATTTGTAGAAGGTGTAAAGCCAATGGTGGCAAACTCTACAAACAGAAAAGTAATTGCATCAATTATTAAAATAAAAAACAAATGTACGGGTGCAGAAAGCCGAAACATTGGTAATTGGAAAGGTTTAAAAATTGATTTAATTTTTGACGCTGATGTAAAAATGATGGGTAAAAAAACAGGAGGAATTAGAATTTCGCCAATAAGTCCTATTTCTACTTTATCAGATAAAAATGCAAAGTTAATTTTAAATAATTCAAAAAACTTAAAAGAACTTGTTGGTAATTGGAATAAGTTAAGTTTAGAAGAAAAAAGTTTACCGACTGTAAATGCTTTAAAAGAATCACTTAAAACCAGCCTTAAATAATGATAGCTTATAAAGAAATTAATCAAGGAACTATTGAATGGTTTGATTTAAAATGGGGTAAAATAGGAGGCACTTTGGCTAAAGGTTTACATATTAAAAGTGATACTTTATTC